GGATGTCGGCACCATGTCGCAAGAGGTGGAAGTGCCGCAACGCTGGTATGAGGCAATCGTGGCCATGCTGGCCGCCAAGATGGCGATGGAGATGATCGAGGTCGACCCGCAGATCATCCCGATGCTGGACAGCAAGGCCGCGCAGGCGCTGGCCGTCGCGCAGGCCGAGGAGCGCGACAACTCGCCGATGATGATCGCCCCCAACATTTCGCCGTACACGAGGTAGTCCCATGCCGGTCTTTCTCGACACACGGGGGCGCAGCACGCTTGGCATCGGCATCTGCGGCCGGTGCAGCCGCAAGATGAGCCTTGACGATCTGTACCCGGATCCGAACTACCCGGGGCTGCGCGTCTGCAAGGACGACATCGACCAGTACGACCCGTACCGGCTGCCGGCCCGGCAACCGGAAGTTATCGCTCTCCAGTTTCCGCGACCGGACACCCCCCTCGCGCCATGAACACCCGAGGAGTGCTCCCCTTGGGCTGTGGCAGGGCCGGCGGTGCTTTATCCCCCCGCCGCCGGCGCTGTTCTACTGAAGGATGAAAGATGATTGAACAACTGATCAGCCGGGTCTTCTACGCCCGCAACGTCGCCCACTTCGAACACTGGCGCGCTACCGGCACGGGCAGCTTCGCCAAGCACAAGGCGCTGGGCGTCTTCTACGACAACGTCATCGACGCCATCGACGACCTCGTGGAGGCGTATCAGGGCGCGTTCGAGCTGATCGGCAACATCCCGGGACCGGAGACGCCGAAGGGCGACGTCCTGAAGCTGCTCGAGGCCGACGCCGCGTGGATCGAGGAGAACCACGAGGGTATCTGTCAGGGCAACCGCGCCGTGGCGAACCTGATCGACACGCTGACGGGCGTCTATCTTTCGGCAATCTACAAGCTGCGGAACCTGAAATGAGCGAAGACGTGAACATCCGCCTGACGACGCACGAGGCGGTCTGCGCCGAGCGTTGGCGCGAAACCATCGCGCGCTTCAAGCGCCTTGAGGCCATCATGATTGGCGGTATCGGTGGCATCATTGCGCTGCTGTCCGCGATTGCTTTGAAGGTAAACTGACATGAGCTTTTGGGATAAAATGGAGAGCCAGAAGGACGGCATCGAGGACACCGTCGAGTTCACGATCCGCATGGCCGTGGTGACGCTGGCCTGCGTCGTCCTCGTTGTCGTGGCCGCGCTAGTCATCGGCCTGTTCATGCCGAACCACATCGTGGACAGCGACAAGGTGTTCGAGATCGTCGGCCCGGCGTTCAACATGGTCATCGGCGCGTTCGTCGGCCTGCTGGGCGGCCTGAGCCTCAACGCCAACGCTCGCGACGCCAAGCCCCCCGCGCCGCCGGAAGTCGACGCGCCGGAGCCGGCAGATGACGACGGCATGGCACCGTGGGAGAAGTACCGCAACGACTTGCGCTACGACGCCAATGGCGACGGCGTGGTCGACGAGGCAGACTTCCCCGACTGGCGGAACCCGGGGGCATAAATGGCCGGAGACCTCTCCACCGTTGAGTTGATCGGCCAGCTTTGGCCGCTCGTCCTCGCGTTCATCTCGTTGGTGATCATCCTCGCCAAGATGGACGTGCGCCTCGCCGTGGTCGAGGAGAAGATCAAGGCTCTGTTCGAGCTGTGGAACAAGGGGCGCGACAAGTGAGCCTCGCAAATCTCCAACGGAAAATCGGCGTTACGGCTGACGGCGCATTCGGCCCCGGCACGATGAAGGCCGCTGCGACCTACTACAAGTTGTCGCCGGACCGCGCCGCGCACTTCTTTGCTCAGACGGCGCACGAGAGCGGCGGCTTTACGGCGTTCAGCGAGAACCTGAACTACGGCGCGGCCGGCCTGCGCGGCATCTTCCGCAAGTATTTCGGCACGGACGCTCTGGCCAAGGCGTATGAGCGCCAGCCGCAGAGGATCGCCAACCGCGTCTATGCCAGCCGCATGGGCAACGGCGACGAGGCATCCGGTGACGGGTGGAAGTTCCGTGGTCGCGGCGCGCTCCAGTTGACGGGCAAGTCGAACTATCAGGCGTTCGCCGACTATGTCAGCCGCCCGGACGTAACGACGAACCCGGACTTAGTGGCCGGTGAACTCTGCTTCGAGAGCGCGCTGTGGTTTTTTGACAAGAACAAGCTCTGGTCGATCTGCGACCAAGGCATCAACGACGTCGCGATCCTCGCGCTGACGAAGCGCATCAACGGCGGGACGCACGGCCTCGACGACCGCAAGGCGAAGACCAAGAAATACGCGGCTTGGCTCTGATGTTCGGCATCCCCTCCCCCTACATCATGGGCGGCATGCTGGTCATCGGCTTCCTCGGCGGGTATAAGGTCCGCGATTGGCAGTGCGACGCGGCGTACGCGGTGGCTTTGGAAAAGGCGGAAAAGCAACGTGCTAAAGTGGAGACCATCCTCGACACGAAGTCCGCAGCCTATGAGGAAAGACGTGCTGAAGCCGATGTACGTTCCGTTGAGCGGACCAATACGGTTCGCGAGATTTATCGTACGGTGCCTGCCGTTTCTCCTAGCTGCGCTCCTCCTGCTGACGCTATTCGGGTGCTCCTCGAAAGCATTGGTAATCCAGACGCTGAAGCGGCCGCCGGCAAACTTGGCAAGCCCGTGCCCGCGCCTGAACAACCCGCCCGACCCATTTCTCGACCCGGCGCGCCTGCTGTGGGAAAAGGACGTGATTGAGCGGCGCAATGACTGCGCGGAGAAGCACCGGCTGACTATCGAGGCGTGGCGCGAGGCTAGTCAATTACCACAAAAGTGATATAAGGACGGCCCATGGCTACCACGATGACCTTTGACACGCTGAAGCAGGACGTGCAACGCTATCTTGAGCGCGGCGCGACCTATGCCTCGGACCCGGTCGTCTATGAACAGATCCCGCGCCTGATCAATCTGGCGGAGCGGCGCATTGCGCGCGAGCTGAAGATCCAAGGCTTCATCGCGGTGGTGTCTGACACCTTGGTTCCCGGCCAGTCGGTGTACGCGAAGCCCGACCGTTGGCGCGACACGGTCAGCATCAACATCGGCACTGGCACCAGCAATGCCAACCGCACCGCCCTCTTCACGCGCGTCTACGAGTATCTGCGTTCGTATTGGCCGAACGAAAGTCTGACGGCGACGCCGCTGTTCTACTCGGATTACGACTATTCGCACTGGCTGATAGCCCCCACGCCGGATCAGGCGTACCCCTTCGAGGTGCTGTATTACGAGCTGCCCCCGCTGCTCGACGACAGCATTCAGACGAACTGGCTGACAGAATACGCTCCCCAGCTCCTGCTGTATGGCGCGTTGCTCGAGGCGACCCCGTTCCTGAAGAACGACGAGCGCATCGGCACGTGGCAGCAGTATTACGACCGCGCCGCTGCAATGCTCAACGGTGAAGATCTGGCGAAGATCCTCGACCGCGCATCAGTCCGCAAGGAGGCATAAGTGAGCTACACATCCGTTTTCGGTGGCACCACGATATATCCCTCGGATGTGTCCTACCTGTCGATTGCCCTCGGCGTGGACACGCCGCTTGAGTGGCCCCTCGAAAGTTCGGGAACCGAAGACCCAGCCGCGCGTATCATTGATGTCGACCCAACGGCGTCCGGCTTCAGCATCGTCCTGCCCAATGCCACGCTGACCGGCGCTGGCCAGACGATCCTGTTCAACAACATCGACGTTACCTTCAGCTTCTTCGTGAAGGACTTCGCCGGCAACACGCTGGCGACGGTCACCGCCGGGACGCAGTGGCAGGTCTATCTGGCGGCCACCACAACCCCCGCCGGCACGTGGCGCGTGTTCCGCTACGGCGCCTCGACCGCAACTGTGCAGCCGTCCGCGCTGGCCGGCTTCGGCCTGACCGCCACCGGCTCGACGCTGTCGCAGTCGCTTCCCGTCACCACTTTCTTGACCAGCGGCATCTCTGTTGCCACTTCAAATCGATCTGAAGCGTTCGTGTGGACCGGCACTGGCACTGGCACGCTGAACATGCTGACGGCCGCATCCGCCGGCAACAACTTCTTCATCTTCGTCCGCAACGAGGGCGGTGGGGATCTGACGGTTGATCCGGCCGGCACGGAGACGATCAACAGCGCCGCCACACTGGTGCTTCGACCCGGGGACAGCGCCAGCGTCATCACCGACGGCATAAACTGGTACACAATCGGCCTCGGGCAGGAGGCGGTGTTCGCGTTCGATTACACGTCTATTGCCGTCACGGGCGGCACGGTCACGCTCTCCGGCTCGCAGCTCAACCGCATCGCGTACAAGTTTGTCGGCGCACTGACGAGCAACTGCACGATCATCGTGCCGGCCACAATCCAACAGTATTGGATCAACAACGCCACAACCGGCGCGTTCACCTTTTCCGTGAGAACGAGCGGCGGATCTCCGACGCTGATCAATCAGGGCGCCAAGGGCATATACTACTGCGACGGCACCAGCATAATTCTCGCCTCGGATCCGACGGTGTTTACGCTGCCGGTCACCATCGCGGACGGCGGTACGGGCGCGACGACGGCATCCGCCGCACGCCTCAACCTCGGCATCACGACGTTTGCCGACCCCATCGTCACGGCCACCACGGGCGCGTCCGTCCGCACCACCATCGGCGCGGCGGCCTCCGGCGCCAACAGTGACATCACCTCGCTCAGTGGGCTGACGACGCCCCTGTCGCTGGCGCAGGGCGGCACGGCTGCCACGACGGCTGCTGGCGCGCGGACGAGCCTCGGCGGCACGACGCTCGGCGCGAACGTCTTCATCATCCCGGACCCGAGCGCCGTCACCTTTCCGCGTTTCAACGCGGACAACACCGTGTCGGCACTGGACGCGACCACGTTCCGCGCGGCCATCGGCGCCGGGGTCGGCACCGGCACTGTCACCTCCGTCGGTGGCACTGGCACGGTCAACGGTATCACGTTGACGGGCACGGTCACCAGCAGCGGCAGTCTCACGCTCGGTGGGGCGCTCTCCGGCGTCAGCCTCACCACGCAAGTCAGCGGGACGCTGCCTATTCTCAACGGCGGTACAGGTGCGACCACGGCCGGCGCGGCCCTGACCTCCCTCGGTGCATACGCTGCCAGCAACCCGTCGGGTTTCACGTCGAACACAGGGACCGTCACTTCTGTCGCCACGGCGGGCAGCGTCAATGGCATCACGCTCACCGGCTCAGTGACCACCTCGGGTACGCTCACTCTCGGCGGCGCACTGTCTGGTGTTGCCCTTGGCTCGCAGGTCTCCGGTACACTTCCGGTGGCCAACGGCGGCACAGGTCAGACCACGTACACTGATGGGCAACTGCTTATCGGCAATACGGCGGGCGGCACTCTCGCCAAGTCGACGTTGACGGCCGGCTCCGGTATCAGCATCGCCAACGGCGCGGGTACGATCACCATCACTGCCACAGCCGGGGGCGGCACGGTAACCAGCGTCACCGGCACCGCGCCGGTCGCGTCTACCGGGGGGACGACGCCGGTTATCAGCATGGCGGCGGCAACGGCCTCCGTTAACGGCTACCTGACCAGCACTGACTGGGCGACGTTTAACGGCAAAGGTACTGGCACGGTTACGAGTGTTGGCGGCACCGGAACGGTCAACGGCATCACGCTGACGGGTACGGTGACCTCCACCGGCAGTCTCACGCTCGGCGGCACGCTGTCCGGTGTCAGCCTGACCACGCAGGTCAGCGGTACGCTCCCCCTCGCAAACGGCGGTACGGCAGCAACTACCGCTTCGGGTGCGCGCAGCTCGCTTGATGTCCCTTCCACGGGCGGCTCCGGTGCCACCGGCACTTGGGGTATCAGTATCTCCGGCAACGCCGCAACGGCCACCTCGGCCACTTCGGCCACCACGGCCGGGTCCGCCACCTCGGCCACTACGGCCACTACGGCTGGGTCTGTTACCAATGCTGTGACCTTCAGCAATGCTGGCGGTGCGGCAGTTGGTTCGACGTTCAATGGGTCCGCAGTGCGTACTATCGACGACAGCACCGTTGGCGCCTACGCCGCCAGCAACCCGTCCGGCTTTACGTCAAACACCGGCACGGTCACCTCGGTCGGCACGGCGGGCAGCGTCAACGGCATTACGCTGACGGGATCCGTGACCACCTCGGGTACGCTCACTCTCGGCGGCGCGCTTTCGGGCGTCTCGCTCACGACGCAGGTCAGCGGCACGCTCCCCATCGGCAACGGTGGCACGGGTGCGACCACGGCAGGCGCTGCGCAGACTGCACTTGATGTCCCCTCACGTGGCGGCTCGGGAGCGTCTGGTACTTGGGGTATCAGTATCTCCGGCAACGCCGCAACTGCCAATTCGGCTACTACGGCTGGCTCGGCTACTACGGCTGGCTCGGCTACGACGGCTGGCTTTGCTACAAGTGCAGGGTCGGCTACAACGGCTGGGTCGGCTACGACGGCCACCACAGCGACTACAGCGAACGCGCTTAACACGGGCAACAACTACCAAGTTAACAGCCTTGGCGTTGGGACCGGCCCGTCCGGTACGGCGGGCGAAATCCGCGCGACCAACAATGTCACGGCTTTCTATTCGTCGGATGCCCGTTTGAAGGAAAATGTCGCGGACATCCAAGGCGCGCTCGCTGCGGTGACTGCCATCGGCGGTAAGACTTTTGATTGGACGGACGCCTACATCGCCGAGCATGGCGGCGAGGATAGTTACTTTGTCCGCAAGAGCGACTTCGGTGTCATTGCGCAGGACGTAGAGGCGGTGTTCCCGTTGGCCGTTCGCACCCGCGAGGACGGCACGAAGGCGGTGGATTACGAAAAACTTGTCGCCGTGGCGTTCGCCGCCATCGCGGAGTTAAAGGCTGAACTGGACGAGCTGCGGGGGGCTAAGTAATGGCTCTACCCACCAGCGGGCCGCTATCGCTCAACGACATTCAAGGCGAGTTCGGGGGCGCTAACCCCATTGGGCTGGACGAGTATTACGCTGGTGGCGGGCTGGTGCCTCCCGGTACAACCGGGACTTACGGGGCTGTGCCTACGTTTGGTCAGATCAGCATCCAAAACTTCTACGGTACCGCTAATTTCACCCCGTCCACCAACACCTACACCACGGGTACGGGTGTGACTGAGACGGTGCCTTCCGGCGCCACAAGCTGCGCCATCACGGTAGACGGCGCTGGCGGGGGCGGTGGCTACAACAGCACCACTGCTGGCGGCGGTGGCGGGGGCGGGTCAAGGTCCGTACAGACTATCGCCGTTACCGGCGGGAACACGTTCATCTTTACGGTGGCCGTGGGCGGCGCCGGGCGCGCGTCCACCAACGGCGCGGGCATAGCGGGCGGCGCTTCAACTGTCTCGGGCACGGTCTCTGGCGGCAGTGTGAGCATAAACGCCGGTGGCGGTTCCGGCGGCGGCCAATCTGCTGGCGGCGCTGGCGGCACGGCCACTGGCGGCACGACCAACACTTCGGGCAGCGCGGGTCAGAACACTGCTGGCGGCAACGTCGGCGGTGACGGCGCAAGCGGTTCCGGTGGCGGCGCAGGCTCAGATCCGGGTCTGCCACCGGGCGGCGGTGGCGGCGGTGGCGGTCTCGACTACGGCGGCGCGGCTGGCGGCACGGGCGCCCGTGGCGAAATCAGTTTCTCGTACACGTAAGGCAATCCGATGGCCGAGAACATTATCCAGATCAAGTCGCTGCCCGGCATCAAGCGGGACGGTACGAAGTTTGAGGGCGACCAGTACGTCGACGGGCAGTGGGTGCGCTTCCAGCGCGCCCTGCCGCGTAAGATCGGCGGCTACCGCTCGATCAACAAGTTCCTGCGCGGACTGGTGCGGACGCTGCACGAGTACACGCAGGACAGCCTGACGTACATCCACGGCGGATCGGCGAACCTGCTG